CCGCCAGTACGCGAACCGGGTTCGTCCCCTCGCCGCAATAAACACTTTATCCCTTTAATTCTTTATCCCTTAGAGAGTTAGCTAAATAAAAGCCCCGGTAGGGGCTTTTCAGATTCACTTTTTTGTGCTAAAATTGTGTTAATTGCTTTACAGTTATTAACTTTGCGCCCTCTAATACATACATTAAAATATCAAAAAATTAACATGGCACTTACACAAGACCTTCCTATATCAAATTCGATGTATAAGCTTCTGAACCTTATCATTGATGCCCGGCAACAATTCCCCAAGGCGTTCCGGTATGAATTTGGTACGGAGTTGATGATGCTTGCCGTCCATTGTTGCGAATATATCCGTTATGCAAATACAGATATGAACCTTGAGCACCGTGCAGATTATCTGATGAAGTTTTTGTGTGAGTTTGATGCATTGAAATTACTGCTAAGAGTGTGTGAAGAACGACATTTGACCAGCCTGACTCAAACTGCCGAAATCTGTCTGCTTGCAGAGAGCATCGGTAAGCAAAGTACCGGCTGGTACAAAAAAACGGTTGCAGATCTCCAACGGCAAAAAGCTAACGGATCGCAACAAGTCGCAAAGCCGGAGTCATAATCGCCAAGGGGATTATGAGTGAGCAATTAGAATTATTTATTGGGCATCCCCCCGGTGATGAGCCGGGAAAGACTAAGATAGCGGATGCAACGGCTTCCAGCAGTTGGAACGTGAACTTCAACAACGGCAACGTCAACACGAACAACCGCCAGAACGCGAACCGGGTTCGTCCCCTCGCCGCAACAGGTAATATAATCTATGACATACTTCTTAGCAGTATTTTCGAAGCATCCGAAGATTGTGCCAGGCAGAAAAGAACGAGTACGGATTGTGTTGAGTTCTATAATGATTATCAGTCCGCATTGGTGCGGCTATGGTATTCTATTATTTACGGTGAATATGTACCGGACTTTTCAAAAGTATTCATACGGACTTACCCGGTATATCGGGAGGTTTTTGCCGCCGCTTTCATTGATCGTGTTGTCCATCACTGGATCGCTCTTCGTATCGAGCCGATCTTAGAGGAACGCTTCCGGGAACAAGGAAACGTCTCCAAGAACTGCCGGAAAGGTGAGGGATGCTTGTCTGCCGTGCACTATCTGAATAACATGATAGTCGAGGTCAGTGAGCATTATACTGCCGATGCGTACATTTTCAAAGATGACCTGTTCAGTTTCTTCATGTCTATCTCGAAATCGTTGGTATGGGAAATGCTGAACATATTCGTAAGGGACAATTATAAAGGTGATGATATTGAATGTTTGCTTTACCTTCTAGCCGTTACTATCTTTCATTGTCCACAAAATAAGTGTATCAGACGCTCTCCCGTCTCCATGTGGGACAAACTTCCCAGTAATAAAAGTCTGTTTCATAATGACCCTGACAGGGGAGTGGCTATCGGGAACCTGCCGTCGCAACTCATAGCCAACTTTCTGGCGTCTGTATATGATTATTTCGTGATGGAAATACTGGGATTCAGACATTATGTACGCTTTGTTGATGACTTTTGTATCGTGGTGAAATCTCCGGAAGAAATATTGTCCAAAGTCCATCTTCTTGATGGTTTCCTGAAAGAACAACTCCTTTTACGGTTGCATCCACGCAAGCTGTATCTTCAGCATTATAAGAAAGGAGTCTTGTTTGTTGGGGCGTTCATTTTGCCGGGTAGAATTTATGTATCTAACAGGGTGGTTGGTAACACATATAACGCTGTCAGGAAATTTAATAGAATAGCTGAAAATGGATCTGCAGAAGCGTATGTTGAGAAGTTTGTGAGTACAATGAACTCTTATTATGGCCTGATGAAACACTTTGCAACGTACAATATCCGTCGTAAAATTGCAGCGATGTTACTTCCTGAATGGTGGGAATATGTTTATATCGAAGGACATTTTGAAAAGTTTGTATTGAAGAATAAATATAACCATAGAAAACAACTAATTAAACATATCAAAAAACATGGATCAAAAAAATATCTTACCGCGTGGGATTGCTAAGCCTATCGAGCAACAGCCGGACGGAACTTGGATTGTACGTCATCACTTCCGGGTGGTTGGTACCAGTGAGAATGGTGAAGAACTGGTAACTTTTGCCAGTTCGGAATATCCCGAGAAACCTACCTTGCAACAGATTCAAAGAAGTATTGACCGTTATCGGGTGTGTCTAACAATGTATGGAGATACAATTTCAGACGAAATAGAAAAGGTTGATCTTTCCGTGTATATGTTTACGGATTAATAGTTCAATCTGTTGGTTGTTTAGGGGTGCTTATCAAGCATCCCTTTTTTATTTATGGAAAAAGTGAAAATTATAATGTCTTGTTTTATAGATATTTATCATAGAATTGATTTCCAAGATTTTCCATTTTTGTAAAACTCGTTATTATACTCAATACATTTGTTCCATACAGAATATTTTATTAATAATTAAACGCTATGAGTATGGGTATAAAAGTATTGTATGATTGGCTTTTGCAATCTAACCGACCGGCACACGTCAAAGCCGGGATGTTCGTCTTTGTTGTAATGCTTATTTTCTGTTTCCTTCTATTAGGCATTGATTTCTGTAAATCTGCTATTGTTTCTTTAACGACAACCGCCATTGCCGCAATAGTGGTTGAGTACATTCAGAAAAAGTGCGGGTTCATCTTTGATTGGCTTGACGCATTAGCTACTGTTTTGCTTCCTGGGCTGATTACTGTGTTTTCAATATTGGTAGTAACTTTATGATTAATATTATGAGATGGTTATATGAGTTATTTAATGTAGACCAGATACGAATTATTTTCGTTTCGATGTTCAGTTCTCTTCTTGCTTATTTAACGCCGACTAAAGGTTTTCTTATAGCATTAGTTGTAATGTTTGGATTTAATATTTGGTGCGGAATGAGGGCTGATGGTGTTTCAATTATACGTTGTAAAAACTTTAAGTGGGATAAGTTTAAAAATGCCTTGGTCGAACTTCTCCTCTATCTTATAATCATTGAAGTAGTCTTCTCCTTTATGAGCTTGATAGGAGATGGTGAGAATTCATTGTTAGTTATTAAGACTATTACGTATGTATTTTCTTATGTATATCTTCAGAACGCATTTAAGAATCTGATTATTGCTTATCCTAGAAACAAAGGGTTTCGTATAATTTACCATGTAATACGTTTTGAATTTAAGCGGGCTACGCCTACACATGTACAAGGAATTATTGATAGAATCGAAAACGAACTAGATAAAGAGGAAAGATATGAAAATATTGATTGATAACGGTCACGGTAGTAATACTCCGGGTAAGTGTTCTCCAGATGGCAGGTTAAGGGAATACTCCTATACCCGTGAAATTGCTGGGCGTGTAGTATTTGAATTGCGTAAATTAGGTATTGATGCGGAACTGGTCGTGAAAGAGGAAATAGATGTTCCTTTGTCAGAACGTTGTAGGCGAGTGAATGAATATAAAACTTCTGATGCAATTCTTATTTCTATCCATTGCAATGCAGCCGGTAATGGTTCAAATTGGATGCAAGCACGTGGTTGGGAAGCATGGACCAGTGTGGGACAGACAAAAGCCGATAAGCTGGCTGACTGTCTGTATGCTACTGCTGAAGAATGTTTGTTTGGAATGAAAATACGGAAGGATATGGCAGACGGTGATCCAGATAAGGAGAGTAGTTTTTATATCTTAAAGCATACGAAGTGTCCGGCTGTTCTGACGGAGAATCTGTTTCAGGATAACAAAGAGGATGTGGATTTCCTGCTGTCAGAAGAAGGTAAACGGACTATTGTCTCTCTTCATGTGAAAGGTATTTGTAAATATCTGAAAGTATGAAAATGCTAATCTATATAACCATGTTCCTGATGTCAGGAATATGGTTTACTTCCTGCAAAACTTCTCATAGCATTGAGTCACAAAAGCAGATTGACTATTCAGGAGATTTTTTGTATTTGCGAAACTTAATTGAATCATTACAGCTGGATGTGAATAAGCAAACGAAAGTTACTACTGACAAGTTGAGTGATCTGAAAATTGAGAATAAAACAGTTTACTTGTCGCTTCCGGATTCAACCGGAAAACAGTATCTAGTCAAAGAAAGTACTACCACCGCTTCCAAACAGGAGCAAGAACGGAGTGAAGTTGATGAAACATTATCCATTACTTTGCAGCAGTTCTCGAATCGACTTGATACTATAAATAACAAGGTGAATGCTTTACTAAATCAAAGAGAGAAGGTAGTCGAGTTATCTTGGTGGGATTTGCATAAAGATAAAGTTTATTGCTATGTCATTGGCTTGATTCTTGCGGGATGGTTGGGGTGTAAATTTAAGAAATAAGCCTTTCTTTTATTGAAAATACAATTTTGGGGCGAAATTATATGTGATAAAATACAATATTGTGGAAATAATATATATCTTTGCAGCAAAAGAATATCTCTGTTGGCGCAGAGATAAACTTTAAATTCGGTGATGTAAAAATATAAAATTTTATTTTTATGGCAAAAATAAAGAATGTGGCTGAAACAGCCAAAAGGAAGCGTATAATAAACGCTAAAGAATGTGAATACGAACTTCGTGAGTCGTTAGAAAAGCTATTTGATGCTTTTTGGAATGCTGTACGTAATTATGAAAAAGAGGTAATACAAACCCCGTTTACAGCTCGTTGTCGAGGATTTGAAGCCTCCCTCTTAAACTCAAAAATAATTCAAAGTGTTCAGTCTGTTTTTAAAGATGACTGGACATTTGGAAAGTACAAAAGATTTATGCTTAGAGTTAATGGATATATTATGCTTTTTAAGAAATTAAATAGTAAAAATATGCCAATGAATGTTCCAACTCGTTTTTCATCATCTATTCAGAACCAAGAGCAAGGTTATTTGTTTGATATGTATGATAACGGGACAGAGCCTATTTTATTTTTTGGATATAATAAAAGTCGTTTTGGGGAGATTATAAATCCAAAATTGGTTTATATCGATGAAAACAGAGTGAGATGGACTATTTCTGAAAATGATATTTTTACGGTTAATAGAACAATGGATGTTCAGCCAGCCGCTGCGTCTCTCTCTGTACGCCAAAATATCAAAAAGAAAGAAGGAACAAATAATTAATAATATAATACATCACCGAATTTATTTTAGAAAACAACAATACTGATAGCAAAAATGGAAATCAACTATAAGCAGATAATATTTGCTCGTGAATATCGAGGTTACTCACAAACCGAGCTTGCTTCTAAGATTGTTGGATTGTCACAATCCAATTTATCTAAGTATGAGAAGGGTATTGGTCCTTTATCTACCGATGTGCTTAATCGCATAATTGATTTTCTGGGATTTCCAACTGACTTTTATGAGAAGAAAATCTCAAATATTGCAGAAAATGCGCATTACCGAAGGAAGAAAGGAATGACTAAAAATGAACGTTCCCAAATAGACCTTTCAAATAAGTTATTAGGTTATATTGTAGACCAAATGGGGGAGTCTGTGGAATTTCCAGATATGTCATTTCGAATGATTGACCTTGAAGATGGATATACACCCGAAACCGTGGCTCAGTACACCAGGAAGTATTTAGGCTTGAAAGATGAACCGGTTCGGAATATATTCTCTTTGCTGGAAAGAAATGGGATTATAATCATAGAATTGGATTATGATGTGGATCTATTTGACGGGGTTTCTTTTTTGACAGATGGTGGATATTATGTGATTATTATTAATAAGAATTTCAGTAATGATCATAAAAGATTCACTTTAGCACATGAACTGGGACATTTGATCATGCATACTTCAAATGAGTTTCTAATCTCTGAATATAGGGATAAAGAAGATGAAGCAAATAGATTTGCTTCAGAATTCCTTATGCCTTCTGATGCTATATCAAATTCTTTACGTGGACTAAAACTGCAGTATTTGGTGGAATTAAAAAGATATTGGTTAACCTCCATGGCATCTATTGTACGTAGGGCAAAAGATTTGAAATGTATTACTAACGAAAAATATAAATATTTTAGTATTGAACTAAGTAGAAGAGGATATAGAAAAAGCGAACCTGTGAGTGTATATATTGATATGCCGAATATGTACAATGAAGCTTATAAACTTCATAAGAATGAATTGGAATACTCAAATGAGGAAATGGCAACTGCATTTAGTTTGCCTATTGATGTTCTTACTAGATTTTGCTGTCCTACAAAAACTAATTTGAAATTAAGATTGAGTATATAA